TCAGGTCGACGGGTCCATCAAGGCTGTCACGATTCCATACATCGAAGTGATCGCATCGACAGCCTGATCGCGAAATTCCTCCCAAGGCCGATCATCGCGCGCAATGCCCTTGGCCACTTCTTCGATGATCCGCTCGTCACGACTATCGAGCGCGGTGCGGAGGATGTATTCGGCCACCCTCGCCATCTTGAAGCTGCCGTCCACCTGCACAAGCGTCCCGTGGACGTCGACCGAGTCGTGGCCCAATTGGTGGCGCAGTTCGCGAACCGCTGCATCAACTACCTGCTGGCGAAAATCATCCATGGCTGATCCTCCGATGTTCGCCCGCCATTCAAACGGACCTGCATCGGAGGCGCAAGTCAGTCAGCGTCCCAAGCAGCGATGATACCGAACAGCCGCGCCCTTTCTTGCTCAAGCTGGATGTTGCTGCCGGTCAGGATCGAAACATGCTGGGCGATGATCTGCGCGGTCACATAGTCCAGTGCATCAGCGGTGTGAGCGTTGGCCGCATCAGCGGTTTCGGCCACCTTGGCCTGCATGGCTTCAATTGCGAGCAGGCTGGTTTCGACGATTTCTCTCTGGGTAAGATTTGGGTTCGAATAATTTGTCATGCATGTATTTAGGCGGGCACGCTTCCGCGCCCGCCCAATTCAGATGAAGGTCCATTTCAGCCGCAGATTGATGAAGCTGAAATTGGTATAGCTGCCGCTGATCGTGCGCGTGTAATAGTCGCCCTGATTGACGATACCGGTATCGGTGCTTCCCTTGAACGCCACGACTTCGACAGTGACATTCCCTGTATAGGTGTCGCTTGCGGGTGCGTCGAAGACGGTAGTCATCGCCGATCCATACGCAAGCGAGCCGTAATTGGTTAGCAGATTACCCGACCACCCGGTGCTTGCGATGATATTGCCGTTCTTCTTCAGCAGGACATTTATGCCGCCGTCGTTCGCATAGTCGGTGTAGAGCGGCTTGCCATTATATGTCGTGGTCGACCGGCCACTGGAATATGTGAAGCCCACCGTCCCTTCGAGCACATAGCTGCCGTTACCCATCGTTTCGCCCAACGTCGACGAATAAAGCGTGCCAGTTGAGTTGCTCGGCGAAATGCTGACCGGCCCAAGACGCTTCACAAAGCGACTCAACGCCAACGCTTCAGGGTTCACAGTGCCAGTGATCAGCGCGTTTCCAGTCACGCGAAGGTCGCCCACGATGTCAACGCCCCCGCCCCCATTAGCATCGGCAACCAAGCGCATTTGCGCGCGACCATCACCCGCGACCGCCTGCACCTGCCAATAGGCGGTCGTCCGCCCTTGGAGATCAGATACTGCACCCATCGTTTGACTGACGTTGGACTCAGCAGCCTGAAGGCGCGTTTCGTGGGAGGCGATAGCCGCGTTGGCGGTCGCGACCGTGTTCTGCGTGGTGGTAATGCTGGCCGACATGTTGGACAAGACCGCCCCTGCCCGCCCCGGCGCATAACGTGCGGGTGTAGGCGCATCAGCGTAGGTTTCGCGAACTTGCGGACGACAGAACCAAGCCCAGCTATCGGTCTGTCCAGACAGGGTCGGGAATTTCCGCAGGATCAGGTTGGCGCGAACTGCATTTGCCGGAGCCTGCGCTTTGTAGCCGTAGTTGGTCCAATCCTGAATCTTGTTGCCGCCCGTGCCCGGCGTAAATTGGCCTGTCGACGGCGCGGCACCAGCGGAACCGTTGCCGTCCACCCATTGAAAATAAACCTGCACGGTGCAGCGGTGTGCTGCTGCCAAACCACTAACGTCATACCATTGGTTCGGCTTGACGTTGATTACCTGCGTCCACTCTGCGTAACCGCTGCTGCCATTGTTGGGCTGGACGATCGAGAGCGTATGTTCACCGGTCAGCACCCATTCTGCGCTGGGCTGCGAGCGCCCATGTGTGGCGACCATTCCGACCGAATTATTGGCCCAACCGCTAGTGTCCGGCACGATTTCGGTATTGACCAGCAGGTTTCCACCGGCGGTGGAATAGGTAGCCGCCAATGATGCGCTAGTGGATGCCGCTGACGCCTGACTGCTCGCTGTCGAAGCTGACCCTGCCGCGGCTGATGCACTGGACGATGCTTCACCGGCTTTGGTCGATGCGGTGATCGCGCTGTAGCTGGCCGATGCTGCGGACGATCCAGCCGCAGACGAACTGGTCGAGGCGCTAGAGGCACTTGCCGCCGCAGCGTTCGCAGAATTCGAGGCATTGCTGGCTTGCGTAGCGGCGGTATTGGCCGAGCCGCCTGCCGACGACGCCCGTTGCGCGGCCAGTGTGGCTTCATAGAGCGCGTTGCTGTAGCTGGTTGACGCCGCCGCCGCCGACGCTGCCGCCGCGACCTCAGATGTGACATCGCGGAAGTCGATCGACTGGACGTAATAGACTCCCTGCGATTCCAGTCGTAGCAGCGGTCGAACCCAAGTGCAGCCCTGATCGATCAGGGTGTTCGCATCAATATCAAGAACGTGGGTGGCGAAATTTGACCAGCCCCACCCGACATTACCGGGTGCGATAGAGGCATAGAAGTTGATGTTGTTCCACTGGTTGTTGTCCGGCTTCAAACCAATCGCGAAAAGGCTGGCATTGACTGCCACATCGCCATTCTGCTGGCCGACGAGACACCATTTCACGCTCATTCGGTATTTGTGATCGCGCACCAACGCGACACGGCCTTTCGACGCGATATGTGGGACGAATGTTGGATTGTTGGTGATTTCCATCACCCTGCCGTGGGTCGAATGGTCGAAAGCCCGAACGCGGCTGTCACCACTCCAGTCGGAGGTTCCGTTCGAATAGTCCCAAGTCCAGTTTTTGAGATCGCCAAAAGTGTTCGGCATCAACGCCTGCGCCACGCTGGACGCGGTTACCGAGGCGCTCTGAGCCGCATTGGCTGATTGACTGGCTTCGCTCGCCTTCGTGCTGGCGGTGGAAGCTGAACCGGCCGCAGCACTTGCGCTGCTGCCGCTATTGGCTGCCGATTGTGCTGCCAGACCTGCTTGTTGGCTGGCAGTGTTGGCACTGCCAGCGGCATTTGACGCGCTGGTTGAGGCTTGCGAGGCCGAAGTGGATGCTTCGCCTGCCTTCGTAGCAGCCGTTGTTGCACTGGACTGGGCCGATGAAGCTGACGATCCCGCCGAAGACTGGCTCGCGGATGCCTGCGATGCGCTATTGGCTGCGGTATTGGCCGATCCTGCCGCGCTAGTGCTTTCGGTGATATCCTCAATGCGGATGTATGCATAATCGACAGTGACCGTGGAAGACGCAGCCAAGAGGCGTAGCAAGCAACGAATGCTGGACGCGCCAGCCGCGATCATCGCGTTGGTCGTGGAGGCCGGAACCGTGCCGGATAGTTCAACCCACTGGTTCAGTGCGGTGAAGGTATAAGTCGACTGGACTGTGCCATTTGCAGTCGTGCCGCCGGTGGTCGTGACACCGATCCGATACAACTGAAGCTGGGCAAAAGCAGAACCCGACTGCTGACGGACTTTGGCGGTGATCCGATAAACGCGATCCGCTTGCAACGGCAACATACCGATGTTTCCGACATCGATCTGTCCACTTGCGGTGACGCGCATCGATCGACCGACGTCGGTGTTGTTAACGAACGAGAAGGTCGAATTCGCAGTGATCGAGGCTAGCGCAGAAGGCAAACCTCCAAAGCCCTGCTGCCAGAATTTGCCATCCTGCAAAAAATCCGACGGCATCTGATATGCTGCGCTGAGCGTCGCCGCGACATTGCTCGAATTGGCGGCCGTAGCGCTATTCCCAGCATTGGTTGATGAGGATGCGGCATTAGACGCGCTAGTCGCCGCAGACGATGCGCTACCAGCCGCTTCACTCGCCTTGGTCGACGCGGTGTTGGCCGACTGTGTGGCGCTATTGGCGCTGTTACCTGCTGCGCTTGCCGAGGTGCCCGCAGCACTTGCCGAAGTCGCCGCAGCCGATGCGCTTGCCGCAGCGGCATCAGCGTCCGTGACATCCGATATGGCAATGCTGGTTGCGCGAACGTCGTGGCCGGTCGCGTTATCTGGGCCGTCACTCACGATGAATGCACGAAGACCAACGATATCAGCCGGGACTGTGACGATTCCATCGACGGTAGTCCAACTGGACGATCCCGCGCTTGATCCGGTGACGAAATACCAGAAGTTGGTTCCTGCCGCGTTGACGGCGTTTATGCCGATCCTGCCTAGATACGAGCCATAGGCAAGGACATACCCGGTGATCCGCAGCTTCCGCGCCGTGGTGAAGGGCCATGCAATCAGATCACCTTCTGCTGAGTTACGATTTGTGGTGCGCAGGACGCGCGACGCGCCATCTGGCGGCGTAATCGTCGTCGTGATGGTGGTTACATTGCCGGACCAAGTTCCGGTCGAACCATCGCTAAAAATCCCTTTTCGGACCAAATTGCCGGTCGCATGGCTGGCCGCAACGATAGCCTGTGCCGCCGCCGCGCTAGCGCTATTGCCAGCAGAGGAAGCGCTGGTCTGAGCGTTATTGGCGCTTCCCGCAGCAGCGGTGGCACTTCCACCGGCCGCGTTCGCGCTGTTTGCCGCATTGTTCGCTGATGTCGCGGCAGCATTTTTGGATGCGTTGGCGTTAGTCTCGCTCGTGGCCGCCTGACTGGCGCTAGCGCTGGCCTCGCCTGCCTTGGTAGCTGCGCTGGTGGCCTGCGTAGTCGCCGTCGATGCGGACTGATTTGCCTCAGTGGCCTTGGTCGATGCCGTCGAAGCGGACGTCGCTGCCGCCGAAGCGGAATTACCCGCGCTCGTTGCCGATCCTGCCGCCGCCGTCTGTGACGTTTTGGCAGCATTTTCCGATCCCTTGGCATTACTCTCACTGGTCGCGGCGTTGGTCGCAGAAGTGCTTGCCTCCCCAGCCTTTGTTGAAGCATTGGTCGCGCTGGTCTGCGCCGCCGTGGCCGATGTGCCCGCTGCGCCTGCCGACGTTGCCGCCCCCGACGCGCTTGTGGCTGCCGCCGTGGCCGATTTTGACGGAGCAAGACCATCAGGCCCCACGACCCGGATCGAATGGATTAGGAACGAGCCGCCAGACGCGGAATCAAGATCGAAGCGAAGCGCCGAAATGGTGCTGCCGAGCCAGTCAGCCGAACCGATTGCGGAAGTCAGATCGAACGTCAGTTGCGTGCGCTGATTGAGCGGCGGGTTGACGACCGCCATCGGCGAACACCTATAGCCTGCCGCGTAACTATGGCCTGCGGTGGCCCAGAACATCATTAGATCAGCGGCATTGCTTGTGGAGGCCACTGTGCGCGTCAAATCCACTATGACGCGCGTGTAGCGTGATCCCGCGATAGAAAGGCCGGTGCGGATCAACTGGGGGTCGCCACCAGTCTGCGCATATAGCAGCCCATTTGACTGACCGGTCAGCGAGCCACCAATAGCTGTGAAGCCATTGACCGCGTTGTTCGCAAAGTCCCATGCGTGGGCGACATCGAGATAGGCTGCATTTTCAGCGCCAGCCTGTGCGGTGACGGCCGAACCGGATGCGGCTGACGCCGAGTTGCCCGCTTCGGTCGCCTTCGTCGCTGCCGTCGTCGCGCTCCCTGCGGCAGCCGTAGCCGAATTACTCGCGTTGGAAGCAAAGGTCTGCGCATTGTTTCGAGCGCTTTCCGCCGCGCCTTGCGCCGCCACCGCCGCATTTTTGGCACTGGTTGAATTTGCAAATGCAGCCTCTGCGTCGGCCTTTGCTGTCTGCGCGGCGGTCTTTGCTGCATTGCTATCGCTCAATGCGGTTCCCGCATTTGCCGCTGCCGTCTGGGCTTGATTGCGTGCCGTTTCCGCCGCTGCCTTGGCCGCTGCCGCAGCGCTATTTGCCGTTTCCGCCTGCTGCTTTGCTGTTGCCGCGTTTGAAGCCGCACTGGCAGCGTTGGCCTCATGCTGGGCCGCTGCATCAGCGCTGGCCGCCGCCGATGCGGTCGAACCATATGTGTCGACAAGCTCGTCGATCAGTCCTTCGGCCGCAACGACTGCTGCGGATATGTCGCGAGTTCGAATGATCTGGCCATCGCTTCCCGTGATGGCGTCGACCACGTTTTCGGCGGGCTGACTACCGACATAAGTGCCCTCCGGCGCGCCTTCAGTCGCACGATCATCGGGCTTGTTTTCACCAACGATGACATTGCTGTCCCACTCGATGAACGCCGACGATGCATCGACATCATTGACGACCCAAGCGCTGTAAACGCCACTGTCCATGCGATATCGCAGCCGAACGTTGATGACCGCAGCAGGGACATTTGACGTAAAAGTGAAGGTGCCAGCGCTCGCGGCATGCCGCGCCGCCTGCTCGGTCCAAGACGAGGTTGTAGACGGCTTGGATTCAATCTGGACGCCACGAACGCGCCCCGAATTCTCCGCCGTCCAAGTGACGGTGATCTCGCTGACCGGATAGCCATCCGCGCCCTTTATAGTCTGGCTGGTGACCGCCATACCTTCCGGCGAAATGGTGGCAGATGGATCGTAACCCGGCGGCCGGATCGAAGCAGGAAGCGGCTTTTCCTCCCGATCCCACGCGTAAATCTCGCTGCTCTCTTCCCGCAGCACCATCTGAAAAAGCAGGTCATGATTTTCGGTCTGCTCGAGAACGCGGAATAGCTTCCGGTTCCAACCTTCCTGCGGCAGCGACAAGGTGACCAACGACCCCACGGTTGCGGCGAAAGCCAACGGCCCAAATGTCGCGCTGAAGACACCGGGCGTCTTTGCCTCACGAAGGAGGAACTGCTTGGCGATGCGCTGGCAAGTTTCGGCCCGTGATACCAGAACGAGGTCAATGGTCATGGTGCGCGGGACGCCATCGTTCAGCGCATCGGTTTCGATCGCGCCCCAGTCTGATAGCTGATACTGGTTATTGGGATCGGAGAACCGGCCACGCGCAATATTGTAAGTCTCGCGCGCAGGCGGGACCGGTATCCATGAATATGGTGCGGGAGAACCGGGCGCTGCGACGAGGTGATCAGCGGTGAAATCGACAGTCGGACCGAGCGTGTCATCAAAACCGCCAATGATCGTGTATCGACCACCAACGTCAGTCAGCTTGCACGACCCCATCGCAGCGGTCAGCGCAAGAATGATCGTTTCGTGGCTATCGGCGGTCGAGAATGATCCGTCAGCGGTGTAGCGCTGGACGGTCGTGCCATCCTGAAGAGCAACACGTTCTTCGCAAAGATTAGCGTAATCGCGAAAGTTATCCCAGTCGATGCGGTCAGATGGGACGCCCATCCCCCACACCAACTTGCCGTTGATCCGATATCCGATCAGATACGTCGCGAGAGCAAGCGCCGGGTTGCGCCCTATCTCGACAGAGCCATCATAGAAGGACCATGTCGCCTGATTGGCGATGCGGTGCGCACCCGTGCCGCCATTGCTGCTATCACGGCGCGGATCATAAAGCGGGCAACCGTCGACGACGAACGTGGTCTTCGAAGGAAGGCCAGATTCCCATACATCGCCATCGAGTTTGAACGTGATCGCCGCATAGGCACAGCCCGTGAAAGTTGCGGTCGAGGTCCAATATTGCCCAGAACCAATGGCAGAACCGTTGGTGCTGGTGCCTTCCAGAACAGCACGGAATGACCGGACACCGGCGCGATATTTGCCGGTGATTGAACCGGCCCACGTCAGTTGCTCCTCGACATACCATGACCGCAGGGCATGGATGCGGTGGGATGCCAGCGCGACAATCTGGCTGTAACCATCCTTCTTCGTCGAAGGCAGGTCATGCTCTTCAAAGAAGCGGATATCGTTGCCCGCTGCCGTGCGACCAAAAATAATCTTACGCGGCGCAGTTGGATTGATGCTGCTATTGAGCCGTTCCGCCATCGATTGGGAAAGTGAAGGCGGCTTTACGAACAACGTGGTGGCAATCGCCATCGCCGCGCTGATCGCCAAACCGACACCTGCGGCAGCAACCGTGCCTGCCGTAAGTGCCGCAATTCCGAGCGCGCCCGCAATCGGCGCTGCGAAAACAATGAGGGCAGCCGCGACCACGACCATCGCGGCAATTTTTACGACCTTGCTCATGCGGCCACCTCGGCGGCGGCCACAGCCTCAAACGGGACAGAAAAGGCGTATTTGCAATCTGCGGTGGGAAGCGCGGTCAGGCCCTGATGGCCAAATATTTCCCCGACAAACCAGCTAAAACGCCCCACGCAAACGCCGACCGTGGTCCGATCGAGCATGACGATGTCGCCGCGCTGCGCCTGCGCGACGGGTTTTGGATCACCCAGCCACGCGCGCACGGTTTTGAGAAGCGTTCCCGCACCGTGCTGACGCAGGGCCTCCATTGCCCCCTTTTCATCGGAATATGCGCCGCGCAGAGCGCCCGCCGGATCAACGCCGCACATGGCTTTGATGGCGCTGGAGGCGAACAGCGCGCAGTCATTCTGCCCCCACTTGAATGGTTCATCACGAAGGCGATCGATGAGGGTGCGCAGCCGATCTTCCCAATCGGCCGCGCGAGAGATGGTGGAAACTTCCATCCCATATTTAGCATCAGCGTATCTGGTCTATGACCGCCTGCGACTGCTGCATCGCCGGAAACAAGGCAGCCCAGCCAGTTGGTTTATAGACGGTTACATCACCGTTCGCGATAGCGACCGCGTGCTTCTGACTGGTATCATTCGGATCAAAACGCGGCTGATCGAGATATGTCGAATTGGTCGCTGTGCTGATCAGGCTGGCATGACCTTCGATAGTTAGCGTCAATGTGCGCATGGTGCCATCGGCTTGAATCTCCAGCTTATCCATTGCCCCCGATCGGACTCGGCGGAATATCCAAGCAGGTTCGGCCAATGGATCGCTTGGCTGAAGCATAATCGCGCGCCAGAATGTTGCCGGGCGCGCGCGCCATTCATCCGGGTAGGCGGATGCGATAGCGATCTCGTCCGATGGCGCAGATGGGATTGCCAAGCTAATCGTGAGAGCTTCCGACCCAGTGTAGGAAAAGCTGTTATCGCCAATTTGAACGACGACGCCGTTGGCCAGCGGTTCGAACATATTGTTATCGAGCAGACTGTCGCCCGAACCTTTGACCAAAATCGGATGCGATCCAGTCCAGAGGAAAGCCGGGCCTGTCGAGAAATCGAAGCGCGCGAGAAGCGCAGTGCGGATACCGGCTGCTTCCAGCGCATCGAGAAACTGTTGATTGGAGCCGGGTCTCATTCCACCGCCTCCTTGGCGACGATGGTTCCGAAATCTGGAAGACGATCTGGGGTAAGCGTGTATCCGTTGCCCTCGCTTGCCGAGAGGCGGAAAAGTCCTTCCGGCGAGGTAAAATCAACGGCGGCACCGGCATTGAAGTTTGCTCGCAATGGCGTCGAAAATTCTACGATGCATCGACCGTTCGCGTCAGCTTGACTGGGTGCAGTGATAATCCGCAGCAGTTGAGTGCCAAGCTGGAAAAGCTGCCCAACCCGCAGCCCGGAAGCGGAATTTGCGGGCCATCCCGCCAGCCTGACCGCTGACGTATCTGCAAAAGCAGCCTGCGCAAGCGTTCGTCCAGCGAGCGCACTGGCACATGCTTGCCGTGGTGAATATCGGAACGTTCCAACTTGACCGCTAAGACTGTCCAACCATGCGGCGCACTTTTCGGCGTCAGCCGCAGTCATTCGTGGCCAAGTGAATTCAAGTTGCCATTGGCTGGCGGTATTAACGGTTTGCTGCTTGAGCGTATAGGGCGACGCCATCGCCGCCTGTCGAAACAATGGCGTAAGTCGTTCGGTAGCCGGTGCCTTTGGCGGCGGCGCAATCGGATAGGTTGGCATCCGATATTTAGCTGAAACCTTGACCTACATCGCGTTCATGCTATCGGCACGCCGATCCTGACCGGCGTTTGCAATCGGTTGGCCGGTCAGGATCGCCCACGTCTGACATTAGAACGGAGGTTGATAGGTCAGATGCATGAGACTGCTCTGGACTTCATAATATATGCGATCGTTCTCATTATACTTGCGCTTGCATTCAAGCGCCTCAAGCACATCGATTAAGCATATCACATAATTTTCAAATACTTATTACATGCCCGGACGTCGCAATTTCGTAAGTGTTGCTGATGTCGCCTGCTGCGTTATGAGCGGCATCGCATCCATAATAGCCTGACTGGCCATCAGCCGCACCCCCGCTGGATCGTTGCTGGTGATCGATCCAAAATTGATCGTCGGCCCGGATCGCCCGCCACCACGCACGCTTGCAAGAGCATGATTTGGGATCGTGTTAGCTGTATTGCCCACATTGACAATTTCCGGCCCACGCTCGCCAACCAAATAGGCACCTGCGCGGGTTAGGCCGCCATTGGCGCGCGCGCCGCTCATGAACGATGTAAAGCCGCCACCCATCACGATATCGCCACCACCGGTACCACCTGCGATCGATCCGGTGATCGAGCCAAGCAGCGATCCGAACAGGCTGCCGATTGGTGCCAAAATTGCCTGCTGAAGCGCGATATCCATGATCTTGTCGATGATCCGGTCACCCATCGCATCGAAGGCGTCGGCCAGCGACCCTGCGCCCTTCATCGCCTCTTGTAGTCCATCGTTGAGCGAACCCAGCCCTTCAACGGCCGCACTTTCCATGCTCTCGCGGATTTCATCGCCCGTGCGCGGAATGCCGTCGAGATAGACGCCCAGCGGCCCCATCGTGTCACGCCTGATACCCGCTGCATCGTTGGCCTTGAGGCGATCCAGAACGCCAAGACGCGCCTGCGCAATCTGCTTTTCCGCATCGGTGCTGGTCTTGCTGGCAAGGATCGCGTCGAGCGCCAACCGCTCTTGCTGATACTGGAGATCGAGCAGGCGTAGACTGATTGCACGGCGATCGGCCTGTGACCGGGCCAGACCCGATTGCGATGACAACAGGTCCATATCATTGGACAGGCTGGACTGGCTAATCGCCAACTGCTGGCGCGCCACCTCCTCGTTTTCGCGCAGATTGACGAGGTCGAACTTGGCGTAAACCACCTTATCTTCGAGCGCCTTTAGCGCATCTGCCTGTGCCTGCGTGTATTTGCCATCGAGCGCATCCTGATCGATTGCCGCCTTGCGACGGTTGCTTTCGATAGCCAGCATCTCGCGCTCCAACGCAGACTGCTCAACGATATCACTGGTTAGCGCCTGCTTGGCCGTCAATAGGCTGACATTGGCTGCATCGATATCGCTGTCGTAAGCAAAAAGGGCCTGCCGCGCTTCCTTGGCGAGATCGGCGGCCGATTTACCACTGGACTTCTTGCCACCAGCGATGGGCGGAAGCGTGCCCGCGCTATCGCCCCCACCGGCCAGCAGTTTGGCCGCCGCCGCCTCTTCCTTGTCCAACGCAGCAAGCCGCGCATCGATAACCTTGATCCGCGCTTCATTCTTTTTCCATTGGGGCGATCCCTTCCCGATCGCGTCGGCATCAATGCCAACCGCCGCCAGCAGCGGGTTCGTGCCATTATTCTGGTCGATCAGACCGGCGCGTTCGCTTCTAAGGCGCTGCCGTTCGCCTCTGCTGTTATAGCCGATCAGCGCCCCACCAATGCCGCCTGCAATAGCGCCCGCCCCCGCACCGGGGAGACCACCCGCCAGACCACCAGCAATGCCGCCGCCAAGAGCGCCCATGATCGCCATGGCCGCTGTTGGATTCTGCCCCCAGAATTGCGCCATTGCGCCCGCGATCTTGATGACCTGATCGGCCAGATTGCCAATGGCGTCGGCGTTCTGGATAATTGCGGATGCGAAACGGGCGTCCAACGTCATCTTTAGCGTGTCGAGCCTATCGTTGATCTGACCGGCATTTCGCAACAGGTCATCACCGAGCACGATGCCAAGATCGTCGGCCGCGTCGGCGAATTCGTCGAAGCCCTTCGCGCCTTCGCCCATCAGCGCGGTCAGCGTTCCGGCGCTTTTGCCAAAGACCTGCAACGCCGCTGCATTCCGCTGCGAAACGGTCGGCAGCTTGCTGATGCCGTCTATGGTTTCGCGCAGCGCGGTGTCGAAATTGCTGGAGGTGACGCCAAGGTCGCGGAACGTCTCCCCCATCGCCTTGCCGCCGCTCTGTGCGGTGCCGAGGTTCTTTGCGAATTTCTCCAGCGCACCATCCGCAGACGCGAAGTCACTTCCCGTCATCTGGGCGGCGTATCGGAGTTCCTGAATGGATTTGGTTGTCGCGCCGGTGCGGTCGGCAAGGTCAACGATATCATCGGCATAATCGAAGGCGGCTTTGGAAGCGGAGACGAAGGCGTCGACCGACATGACCGCGATCAGGCCGCCGACCGCCTTCTTTGCGCCATCCATCGCTGACGCTATCGCCCTGTTCGTGGCCTGAGATTGCGCGGCCGCCTGCCGCATACCATTGATGAATTGCGCCGCTTCCAGCGCCATATTGACGGTGAGTGTGCCGAGGTCTGCCATCGACTATTTAGGCAGCGTCCCGGCTATCCTGACCGGTCAGCTTCGCCGAGAAGAAAGCATCAATCTTGTCTTCCAGTTCATCAGCCGTAGGCGCGGCACGGCGGCGCAACTCAGCGGTCCAGTCGGGATCGCGATCAAACCAATCCGGTTCGTTTTTGCCATCATAGGCGTTGAATAGGATGGACACGATATGGCGCGCACGATCGTCCTCAACCGCGCAACCGAATGGCTCCACATCATAGAAAGCCATCCATTCGGTCAGTTCGTCATCGGATAGTGAGGCGGACAGTTCCTCGACCGTCCGCCCCAGCGCCAGAGCAAGGCGGAAAAGAAACCGCCGCTCAGGATTTAGTCGGAATTTTTTTTTAGATCGGTGAAGCTGACCGGTTTGACCTCGTTGACCTGCTGGATCGCCATGTGGATCGCAACCAGTGTGGCGTAGGACAGGTCACGAAAGCGGTCATGATCGCTGAGGTCGAAAAGCTGATCGCCATTGTCGTCCACGATAGAGTGGATAAAGTTGATGATCGCAGCGTCGAAGCGCTCGACCTTCTCGACGCCGGTTCGCTCATCGTCGGGCAGCGCCTGATCGCGCTCATACTCCTCGACTGCATCGGCATTGATCGTATCGGCGTCGAGCAGTGCCATCCGCGACCGTAGGGTGTGCGCCCGCACATTGAGACGCACACCCCATTCCTCCACTTCAACCTCGCGAACCTTTGGCTTGGCCGCCGCGAAGATCGCTTCCTTGTTCAAGCGAGCCATTAAGCGCTCGGCACCGTGGTCTTTTCGACAAGGCCGGAAATTTCGATGGTAATCGATCCAGCGATGAGCGCATCCACGCCACCCGACTTTTCAAAAGTAAGGACGCCGCCGGAGAAGACGAAGGCCTTACCGGTCCGCAGCACCAGACGGAAATCAGTAAGTTCCTGCGACAGGCGCGCCTCTTCCACCGCGATCTGGCCCGGATCGGTATCGTTATAGTTCACACCAATCGAAATCTGGCCTTCATCCGGCAGACCGAAAAGCTTTTCCTTCGCATCGCTATCAAGATCAGTGGAATCAACGACTGCGGCCGAACCACCGCCCATACCGGAGAAGTCCTTGAACCCCTTGACCGGAATCCAAGTGTCAGGACCAGTTTTGATTTCAAAACGCGTTTTGCGCGCGAGCATTGCGCCATTAGACATCTAATAACCTCCATAATGTGCGCAAATCTGCGCGTTACGGAGTATTTATTCAGGCAGGCATCAGCGCCGGTCAGATGGCAGCGAAGAACAAGAACGTCATCATGACGCGATACAAAGTCGTTTCCGTTGTTTCGTCGATCATATCAGTTTCGTTGACGAATGTGACGGAATGGACCTGTTCATCATCCCAAATCGCCAGATGATCGAGAATATCATGCGCCAATTCTTTTGCCGCCAAATAGGACGGGTCATAAACATCGATCTGCATGACCACCCAGCCCATATCACCAACGCCGTCGAGGTCGTCCTCCATCTGGGTAGACAGGCGGTTATAGATGACGGCGGGCGTGTCATAATCGGTTGGGGCGCGCCCCGGATATAGCTGGGATGCAAGATCAGCCAGTCGGGTAACGAGAGCGGTTTCCAACATCACACGCCCGCCTTCGTCAGGCGACGATCCAGAATGGCCCCCACGCGATCTACCGCATCCTCGCTTGCAAGCGCAAAGCCAGTGCGAAAAAATGGGTCCGGCGCATTATGGATCGACCCAAATTCGACCATGCTGGCGTGATACGCATCGCGGCTGACCACGACCGCGTTGACGACCTTGCCCGCCTCCGCCTTGACCTTGCGAACCTTGATGTTGTTGACGATCTTGGTGTGTGCCTCCTGCACGACCGTGCCGTTTTTGCGCTTGCGCGTGCGTGTCGAGCCCTCCGCATCTGGGCCGACGGGTGCGGTCTGTTTGATTTTCTTTTGAATCACGACCGCGCCCGCACGATTGGCCGACTGACCGACCTTGGTCGCGATATCGTTGGACAGCGACTGCATACGCGCTTCCAGCGCCGCAAAGCCTGTGGTGGTTACGCTGATGGTCATGCGCCTACCCCCTCGACGGTCAGGACCATCGTGGTGCGGCGATCAGGCTCATCAATGGCGGTGATGGCGTAGGTCTGCCCATCGATTTGGACGCGATTGGCGGTCGACAGGCCGGTGCGATAGCGGATGAGATAGCGCCCGGCCGGGACCGTCTCTCTGCCAGCGCTGCGGGCAACATCCGTCGTGCGCAATTCCAGCCGTTGGCCAAACGTGGAAGCGGTGACGGTCCATGTCGAACGCTTCTGACCAGCGGCATCGCGCACGGTGGTCTGGGTCATAATATCGATGCGTCGATCCAGCGCGCCCGCGTCGATCTTCACAGCGCCACCCGGATAAAGGGGGCGCATAGGCGCTTGATCGTCTGGAAAGTCGCGTCACTGATTTCGTTGCGGCCATCGTAGGCCGCACCAACAAAGATTGCGATCGCGTGACGCAGGGCGGTCGGGATGGCCTCTTCGCTGGTCCAACCGGCTTTGATCGACACCACCAGCGGAACCACCTCGACATTGATGTCAAGGTTACCGCCGACGATCGCACCAGCATTGGCCTGCGTGATATTGCTGATCGGAAGGGAATAGCAGCCGGTAGCGGTGAAGCTGACTTCATATTGGGCCGAAACGACATACAGGCCTGTCAGCCCAGCGATATGGTCGACGGCCGCACCAAGCAGCAGGTCTAGGGTTGGCTGATCGACATCGGCATCCAGCCGCAGCCATTCGCGAAGCTGGGCAGCCGACACGGCGGCGAATGATGGGGGAGAAGTGCGGACAACAGTGGTCATCCAATATTTAGCCAGAATGGAAAAAGGCCCGGAGTTTCCTCCGGGCCTTCCTGATCGGCGTGAGATTAAGCGCCGACCTTGAGCAGCTTGTAAGCGTTCGTATCGACCACGACGCCGCCGACACGCATGCGAGTGCGGAAAGCGACATAGGGATCGGCCGAGAAGATATCGCGCAGGACCGAAATCTGGACGCGATCTGCAATGGTGTATGCAGCCTTGAAATCACCGAACGCCATTGGGATCGCGCCAGCGGCGACGAGCGGCATGTTTTCGTCTTCAACCACTTCATAACCCAGCAGCGTCGAGGCCTGACCGGCTTCCAGACCGGCGCGCCAGATATACTGGCCGGTCGTATCCTTCAGGGTGCGCGCCCGCAGCAGGGCATCACGGTTGGTCAGCCACTTCGCGTTGACGCGATAGGGAGCCTTCAGTGACAGGGTCAGTGCCAGCAGCTTGTCCGGGTTGGTGATGTCAGAGGCTGCGCCACTCGTGACATGCTGGACAGTGCCATAGGCGCGGGCCGCGTCAGCGGTCAGCGCGGTCGTCACGCTGAGCAAGCCCTTCGGCTTGTTGACACCATCACCGCTGATGAACGCAGCACCTTCTGCACGGGCAAATTCGGTCGCGACGGACGAGGTGATGAACTGCTCGATATCATAAGCCGAATCTTCAAGCAGCGTCTGGGTGACGTAGGGCTTGGCGGTCAGTTCGCCAAAGGTCGGAACGACTTCAACGATCGTGGGCGCGCCGGTTTCGTTACGGGCAGCCTTTTCGCCAGTCCAAACCGCAGCAGCGCCAGCAGGGCTGACCGGAATGCGGAAATCGGGCGTCGACACGCTGATGACATTGGCCACCGAACGGAACGGCGAAAGATCGGTCAGCAGGACACGGATGTTGGAAGCAAGCTGACGCGGGACGGTATAGCCGCCTTCCGAGCCAACCGGATCGCCACCGGTTGCGGACATCGCCTTGATTTCGGCGGTCGAGCCACGACGCATATAGCTTGAGAAAGCGGCTTTGGCTTCCTGATCAGCAGCGGCAGCTTCGTTTTCGACAGCAGCACGATTGGCAACCTTTTCAAGGTCGCGCATCTTGGCTTCGACGGTGGAAATAGCGTCATTGAGACGCTCAGTCGCCGCTTCGTCCTTGCGATCGATAGCAGCCTTGAATTCGTGTTCGAGAGTCTTCAACTCATTAAAATAGTCAGCCATGTTTCTCCATGTTTTTGAACATAAGGGTTAGGTTACGCACGGCCTCAAATGCCGCCTGATTGTATTTAGCTTCGGCTTCCGTTTCATCGGCTTCATCATAAGCTTCCACTTCGTCTTCGACCGCTTCATCACCGGCCGCCTCTTCCGACTCTGGTTCTTCACCGAACTTGGACAGCAGGTCGTCGGCTTCCGCGAAAAGTTCGCGCAAGCGGTCCAGCGACTTGCGCTGCATCTTCACATTCATTTCATTCTCCTTCTGGGATTTTACGTCCGAGACACGGGCAAGATCGTTTGCGGGGAAGGTCACCAGACTGACTTCCATCAGCTTGGCGGCAGTGATGATCCTAACGGTTTTACCATCACGCTTTTCGACCTCGAAAGCGGTCACGATGTAGCCGATCGATAGGCCGGTGACGGCACCAGCTTTGGCAATGGTGTAGGCGTCCCGGCCCGCGACGGTATCAAGGAAGTGGCCTGAGACCTTCAGACCATGATCGTCCTCATCAATGCTGTTCCAAACGCCAATCGGCATCGCCGCCGCGTCGTGATTCCACAGCATGGCCGGGAACGATCCGGCCGCCTTGTGCTCGGCGATCGTGGCCGCAAAGGCACCCGGCACGATGATGTCGTCGTAGAAATCAACATTCCCGAACACCGCGCCGTAGCCGGAAAATTCTCGCGCCGATGCGCCGTTCGCTTCGGCAAACTTGACCTCGATCCGGCCCGCAAAACTCTTCTTTTCCATGCTGGTATTTATTCAGCCGGGGTGTTCTGCTGGTCGGGACCAAACAGGTTCGCTGCGGGCGTCAGTTGGTCTGCGCTGGGGTCGTCCGAACGATCGAAACCTTCCATCTCGCGGGCTTCGTTGCGGGTGAATATCCCGGCCGCAATACCGGCGGTGTAGTAGGACATCCGTTCGACGGCAGCGCCACGCAGGAAATCACGATTGTCGAGCGTAATGATATACCCGGCAGCGCGTTCAGCATCTGATAGAAGGTTGACCGTAGCCGATTGCATGAAACGGGTGTGCCAGTGTGCGTCTGTATCCTGATCATGGGCGATGTGCGCCTGCTCAACGCTGGCATAGGACTGGCTGCCAAGACTCTGGAACACCTTGGTGGGGCTAACGCGAAAATACCGGCAGGCCTCTTCGATCTGGAACCTCCGGCTTTCGATGAACTGGGCTTCGTTGGCCGTCGACGCCAATGGCTTATATTCAATGTCACCGGGCAAAAGCGCTGTCTTGTGGGCTGATCCGGCACCGGAATATTGCGCCGCCCATGCTTGGCGGACCATATCAATCTGGTCCTGCGTCGGGCTGCCCTTCAAGTTCAGAAGACCGCCCGGTCGTGCGCCGTTTTCGAACAACTTTGCGCCATAAATTTCCGTCGCACGGGCAAGACCGATGGCGTTTCGGGCAACACTGACCGCCTTCATACCTTCGTAATTGAGCCAGCTTGGGCCTTTGAGGTGCCAGATATCACCAGCCGGAACTTCCTGACCGAACAGGTAATAGCGCACAGGTGCCAGCGGTTTCGTCGGATCGACCAGCAGCGTCACATCGCCGGGGTTCATCACCAGCATTTCAAGGATTTCGCCACGGTTCTCGCCAATGCGGCTGCGATTGAGCCAGACAAAGGCATTGCCGGTCAGGGCAAGGTGCCAGCCGATCTGTTCACGAAACTCATAGCTGGTCTGACGATCGTTCGGACGGATGTTAAGCAGGCGATAGAGTGGCTTTTCTGTCGCAAATGTGCGGCCCTTCGCGCCGGTCTGCTGGAGATAACAGGGCGGCAGCGCCAGTCCTTCTGCGATGACGCGGGCGCAAGCATAGACAGCACTGACGCCCATCGCGTTTGCGCCGCTCATTTCTTCTCTGATCTTATTTTCGATCACTTCCGCGCTATGTTGCGGGACAGCGGTAGTGGTGACGTTCTTCGTCTGGAAGGATTGCTCAACCGGATGACCAAGCAGGAAGTCGATGATTTTACCCATCGACTATTTAGTCAGTTAGTCCAACCAGATGAGTTGAGGCGGTGCGGATGGCGGCGCTGGGACGATGTTGGACGCAGCGAACGCCATCAGTGCGGCGACCATCGCGTCAATCTTTTGCTCACTGTTCGGCGCAGGTTTGACCGGAACGCGCGTCACACCTCTGTGGTGTGCGCAGATGTTCGCGGCGCACCAATTCAGCACCGCATTATCGGGATGAACCAGTTTCCCATTTTTCAAATCGGCTTCGAAATCATCCATGGCGATGGTCCATTCGCCACGGTTGTTCGCCTGCCAGATTGAAGTTTCATAACCCTGCGCGGCAAATTTCTGACGGCTGTTTTCGCCCTGCCAAGGATCGAACACGATCATCTGAATGTCGAAATGTTCGACCAATTTCGAAAGCTGGGCTTCGATTTCCGCAAAGTCACTGGCATTGCCATCGGTGACGATCAGTTCCTGCGATGACATCCAGCTTGCATAGGCCGTCGCATTGCGGCCACCGTCGATTGCGCCCTGCGGTAGAAAGCTGAATGGGAAGATTGCCCGCTTTCCATCATCGGTTTGAACGACCACGCTGATGGCGGTCAAATCCTGTTTGGTGGACATATCGACGCCGATCCACGCGGGGCGGCCTTCAAAATCTTGGTAGTCCAGCGAAGGGGCAGCGGCATTGGCCCAATCGTTTTGGTTGAGCCACCCAGCCGCCGATGCGATCCATTCGTTAAGATGCTTGGTCCGCATCGCGGCGGCATTGGCCGGTGACTGGATCGCCTTGGCCAATTGGGTGCGAAGATACTTTTCCCCGACAGATATGTTCAAACCGGGGTTGGCTTTGATCCAGCTATCGAAGTTGCGCCAGTCATCACCGGCATCGATGGTGTAGATGGCGACGAACACGGTATCATCGACAACATCACCGCGAAGGACACCTTCAGCCGCCAATTGTTCGGTGCGGCACACACCAGCGATGTTGAAACCGGCCGTGGTGATCATCAGCAGCAGTGGCTGCTGTCGCGCCCCCATGCCGGTGCGGAACGCCTGAACTTGCGTGTCGTCCTTGGCCTGATGAAGTTCGTCGGTGATGGCGCAATGTGGGCTGGAACCATCCTTGGTCTTGCCGATCACTGGTGCGAATGACTGGCCGGTAGCTTCGACAAAGATGGACTTGGCCATCACTTCGACACCAAAGGCGTCAATGAAGCCGGGTGACTGCTGGGCCATCAGCCGCGCCGGTCGAAACACCTCATTGGCCTGCGCCAGATTGGTCGCGCCACAGTAGACTTCCGCGCCTGCCTCACCGTCCGCAAAGCACATGTAGAGGCCGATGGCGGACGCGAACGCCGACTTCCCCATCTTCCTTGGCAACAGGCAGAATGCTTCACGGAACCGGCGCAGCCGGTCATCAGCGTTGAGGAAGCCGAACAGGTTCGCGACGATCCAGACCTGATAGTCGGCCAATAGGAATGGCTGGCCAGCCCACTGTCCCTTGATATGGACGAGCGCTTCGATGAACGCGCAGGCATGGTCGATATGCTCGACGCTGAAAATCAGGTCGGTTCGGTTGAGGTCATCTTGGGTGCGTTGGCATGCTGCGCGCATCTGCCAGCAGGCCGGAATTTTACCGGTGGTGACGCGCTTGGCATAATCGATCGCGCGCGCCGCATATGAGCCTTTGGGATAACGTTTAGCTTTCACCCATTATTTAGGGCGAACCGAAAATGGGCTGGCCTTCGCCGTCTGCTCTTGACCGATCTTGGCCAACCGCGACTTAGCTCCAGCGATCGACAGTAATTCCATCTGCTTGCGCAGTTCCGATCGATAGGCAGCGTTAACCGGCTGACCAGCCCTGACCGATTGAATGAACACCGCCATGGTCTCGCAGTAGAGCGCAAAGGCACCGGCATCGACGCCGGTCAATCCGGTCGCCATAACTTTTTCGAGGTCAGCAGCCCAGACTTCCTTACCCGCCTCACTCATCCAATCAGGCTGGACGGGAATATCGCGGAGGACAGCCGAGATGGCGGTTGTCGCACCATCAACGCACTGCTTGAAAGTGCCAGCCAGTTTCTTGCGCTGGGGGTCCGTCAGTTTTTTACCGGGTCGCATCCAGTATTTATCTGGGCTTATTCAGTAACCAGATTTTTACGCCAAACGTCCAACTAGAGTGAATGGGCCGCTTCAAAAATTTCCTTCGTCACTTGATCAATGGCGATCGTGACGAGACGCTTATTTTGGAAGTGCTGGCTATAGCAATCTTCCTGCTCACGGCGGCCGTTGTAGGGCGGACGGAAGTCGGTAAGCGCTTGGCTATTGGGTTCGCTATCGCCGGGGAAACGATTGACTGACATTACCACGGCCAAATTTTAATTCGGAAACGTGAGAAAAAACTTGAACGGCGGTTATCCCATATATTGGGATATTGTGATTTTACCCGCCCCTATATATGGGCCGCAGCAGCCGGGGCGACCGTGTGATCAGCCCCGACCATCGCGCTCCATTTATTTATCCTAAGCGTGGGGTGGGTGGTCACGTTTCTGAAAAATCCGGCCGGGGCGCTTTCGACCAATTTTGGTCGCTTACAAAACCTCGTATAAGTCCTCTAAGCAGACATGGAATTTTTCGGTAAAAATTATTTAAATCCTGCGCCTAATCCGATTAAAAAATGAAACAATAATTAATCTACCACCGATATATCGTCCCTTGCCATGATATCCGTCATTATAATATTAATGTCCAAATCATTTTGATCCAATCTTCTCAGAAATACCGACGATGATTTTATCGCTTTTCCGACAAAATCAAAAACAATGCCTGATATTTCATCATTATCTCCAAAATCATGATTATCATAACACTTGTCTGCAAATAATTTCATTTCAACTACAGAACTGCAAGTGTATGTGTCGCTAATTCCAAATTGCTTTCCAGCAAACTCCATATTTTTCGGCCAAAATTTGAGAATTTCTTTAATTAATGATTTAAGGTCTTCATTTTTAATTTCAATTATTGGAAATGAACCGTCTATCCACATCGTTATTGCCTTTTTCGTATAGAGATTTGGTTATAATGGCTCCCATTCTGGATGTTGGTCAATCGTGACATGACTTTATTGAGCGAAAACTCACTAAAGGAGACGCGAGCGGCTGCCTTCTCGAACCTGTTGCGCGAATTGGAAGCGCAACAGACCAAACGGGTTGTGGGCAACATATCGGTGGATGCTTAGGTCCACGTTTCATGCAATGGCAGGGTTTCGCCGTTAATGTCTGCCATAGATATATTTTTGTCCAAAACCGGCCATTCCGCTAACCACCCAATCAGACCATCCCCATCCTGATCCAGCCCGCTAATTCCGGCTCAAACATCACATCCCGCACGTCATATCCCCGTGCCACGAAACGCTGCTCCACCACTGCCTTGGCCGCATTACAGTCCACGCAGGCCGGGGCGAGATTGGACCGGTCATTGCTGCCGCCCAGCGAGAGCGCCACGATATGGTCAATCAGCGTGGCTGGGCTGATCCGTCCTTCCGCGCGACAATATCGACACAGCGGCTCGCTATCGAGGATCGAGGCGCACAATCGACGGTAGGCTCGGCTATGGTCACGCAAGATAGCGCTGCCGCCGATGGATTGCTTGCGGGGACGCTGGCCGAGAACGCGGGGGACGTCAGGCATCCGCGTCGGGCAGCGCATCAACAATATTCTCGGCAACGTCGATCAGCTTGTCGATCGCGTCGAGAATGCGCTCCAGCGCCAACACTGCGAAGTCATAGTCATCCATATGGCTATTTACGCAATCAGCATCGGAACGGCCGGATAAGCGCGAATTGCATGAGAAATGGTGTGTCCCGATCGATAGGCGGGCCGCTGAACACTCCGATCAGTCAGGACACGCGGCGCTATTACGGCGGGGAATTGGATTGTCCAACTGCGCGTAATCATCTCGATCCTAATTTTTGCCGCACATTCGCATCGTGCGCCAGCCGCTCTTGGAAATCACGAGCAGCCGTATTGATATCAGCATATATCCGCTCGCTGCTGACCCCAAACATCCGCAAGGCGCTCAGCACGGCGGGCTTGCTATGGGCCTCCACGTAAAATATATTAGGGTCATACCCATCATTCATCTTTGAATTTGTAGCGCAGTGAAGAGTCATCATACTGTCTTGCGCAAGTGTTCTAGCATTCATCGACTCCGCATTTACGAGAAATGGACGCCCAACCCAATCATCAAAAGGATTTCGGTTTGGCGGAATCCGCTCGATATCTGTCGTTGTGATTTGCAAAACTGCTCCACTACTACCCCACAGGCCTTGATGTCCTTTTTCGCTCTGGCACGCAAAAAATAGCGCCACCAGAGGGTTACTCGTCCAATCCAGAAGAGGGGTATGTACACCGTAGTGCTGCGCCAGAACCAACCACTCAATATCTGTCAATGATCGGTCCCGGAAACGGCCGGCGATTTCCTTCCAACGCGCAAGCTCTAACAAGTTGGTTATCCCGAAGCCATCTTCACGAAAGGCTGTGGGAACAGGCTTCCATGATGCATCTGCATGACCACGGTAGATCGCCGGAGTGGTGAGTTTGTCGGCCAAAACTTCCAGATAGCTCGCAATAATTTTCAGCCCCACACTCATGACGTTCCCCAAATCAGGCGTAAGTTAGCTCGGGCTTATACCTGCCGATGTTATAGGATGAGAAGGTGCAATTCCCCTTCCTCTGATCGCCTTTTGACCGATCCCGGCGCACCATCTCGCCCCGACCCACCGAGCAGGAAATATAATGCCATCCGATCAAGGAAAACAAAGGTCACGCCCCTTCAGAAAAACGCCGACAGATGAGGGCTGTTCGGTCTGCGAACCCAGATTGGCGGATCATCATCGTGATGCTGCGTTCTGACACCCTGATCGCCCAGAAATCGAAAATCACCCATGCGGGCTGGTGCGAGAAGAACGGGTTCGAATGGGAGGCCGGGCCTAGATAGAGGCCCAAATCTGCTTCACCACCCACATTGCGCACCAGATAATACCGTAGAACATGACCATCGTCAGTGGAATCCAAACATACTTCTCACGGTCGGCGCGCGTGCGCTGACGCCACGTCGGCAGTTCAACCGTTCGCAACCAGCGGTCAAATATGCCCGGATCGCCTTTATCGACATTATAGATGCGATCTTTGTCGTCCTTATCAGCAGGGTTGATGATGACCTTCTTATCGACGTTCACAACCTTGCCATCAGGATAAAGGATCAGGCGATCCGTTCGGCCCGGATGTTCAAACCATATCGCGTCCTCAACCTGAGCAATCGTCCAATCTGGTTGATAGCCGCGCTTCACAAGTTGATGGATGCGTCGGAACGTCTCTTCATCTCGGCGACCCTGCTCCTGCGCGCGTTCCCAGTCTCGTTCCATGCCCCCCCTCGATGATGGCCTTCGATAGAAACAAGGAAACCCCAACGTCGTCCACATAAATTGAGGATGAGGAACGCAATCATCTGGGTCGACGTGGCCCGCAAATATATCGGCACCCGCGAGATAAAGGGTCCAAAGCACAACCCCACCATCATGGGCTGGATCAAGAAACTGGGCGCGAAGGTGTTGGGGATCAATGTCCTCGATGATGAAACGGCATGGTGCGGCACCTTCATGGCGCAGGTCATGACCGAATGTGGCTTCAGCCCTCCGAAGGTCGCCGTCAGGGCATCGTCATGGGACAGCTTCGGGGTCGCGGTGGCGAAACCCTACATGGGTGCCGTGGTGCGGTTTCAGCGGCCCGGTGGCGGCCATGTCGGGCTGATCGTCGGCCAGTCCAAGGATGGCAAGTTGCTGCGGGTGTTGGGCGGGAACCAGTTCGATATGGTCAATGAAACATGGATCGAACGATCGCGGGCCGTGGCCTACCGTTGGCCCAGTGGTGTTGCTGCGCCGACCATGCTGGCACCGGTGATGGACAGCCGGGGAGCGAAGGTCAGCGCGAACGAAGCCTAGACCTTATAGTTGCGCGGTTCGCTGGCCCCACCATGGATCGCGCAATCCTTGACCCAAATTTGCTTGCCGGTGGCCTTGTAGGTCCGAAGATGACCACGACGATCGTGGGCGGCCTTGGGTGCGCCGGCCTCGGTTGATGCGGCGGACCGGTCTGAAATTAGACCTCCAAGCGTGATGAATGGGGGGACGAGCGGAAGAGGGCTATTCGATCGTTGGCGACCGGCGTTGATGCGGTCACGGGCTGGACTGTCCGTCTCAACACGCTGATGTCGATTGATCCGGCGCAAAGCATGCCACACGAGCGCGCCAGCGAACTCTTGCCCGGCATCGGACATGCAATCCCACGAACCACCATGCGGGCGCGAAAACATGGTGGCCGACCATGGCAAATTACCTTGCGGCCTGTCGACCACCTGAAGCGCGGTAATCCCCTCCGTCACTTCAAGCGGGGTGCCGACGATCCACATCTGAGGGAAGGCGAGACGTGGCGCATCATCGTGGCTCGTATGATGCACGAAAATCGCCTGATAGGCAGCATCAGCGGCATTGTCGTCATTGTCGTGCAAGCTGTAGCCGTCGACGAAGAAGACCGGCCAATCATTTGGGGCCAAAGGCGGCGACCAACGACGTCCCTGTTGCAGCAATTCGGCGAAGGCGTCGTGAAGGTCGGTCAGCATGATGCTGCGATATGATCAGCCGTCGAAATCATCAATCGCCATTTTGAGGTCGGAATATTTGACCCGACGCCAATAACACCCTATATAAAACGCCCCGGCAGTCGACGGACCACCGGGGCATATACTCTCCTGAGCATCACCACTCCTTTCTTAGAAGGCTGGAGTTGAGCGAAGGGATATAAAGCCGTCCTTGGTCCTACCCTTGGGCGGCTTTTTGCTGTTCCGGCTCCAAGCCGGTGACTCCTCCAATAAACCCGACCTTTAAGTAAAGCAAGCCCATCCGATGCGATTTTCAAATGCATCACGCTTGCATCGCTTACGCATCGTTAGCGCAAGACGATGCACTGAAAGTTGCGTTGACATGCAAACTTCGCAAACGATGCTAATTCGCTTCTTTCAACCATCTATTGAAAAGTAGTTCAACCTAAACTTGAACAGAATATTAGACGAACATTCTACGCACTCAGCGCGAACATACATACAACACTCTTACTGCACTCTTACACGAACCGATCACTTACTGATGACGTTATCGTTGACGAACCTGACAACGTTATCGGTCGCGATCGGCATCGAGACGCATACGACCGCGACGTTCGGCGTTGATCATCACGCGCAGATTATGCAGACGCATCGCAGCACGCATATCGTCGTCGATATCGATCGTTGCGAGACGCGCGGCTTGATACGCTTCTGCCGACGCTCCATCACCAACCGCGCACGAGCCGCAACTTCACCCTAAGGTGACGATCTGTCATCGAAAGGCTGTAGGCTCGTTCATGCTGATATTTATGTGGGGGCACGGTTTTGGCGGACGTTGAAGACAGGAAGATCACCAACCCGGTGGTGCGCTGGGTGGGGAATGGGATGGTCGCTGTCGCTGTGACGATCTTCATCCTCTATATCCTCGATTACCAACTGGGCTGGATCGACTGTTGGGCATTCGAATGGGGGGACTTTGCCACGCTGGTCACTGGTGCCATCGCGGCCATCGGCGCGGTCTGGATCGGCATCAGGCAGTCCAAGATATCTGATAGGCAGACTGAAATCCTCAACCATCAGGTCGAAATCGAACGGATATCGCTACGGGCCGAACTTTATGATCGACGCATGAAATGCTTCAGCGACATCGTCGTTTTTGCTGCAAACACGGGCTTCACCGATGAAAAATCCACTGGCGTTACCTTCAGGGAATTCAGCATGGCGGTTGCGAGCGTGAAGTTTCTTTTTAATGAGGAGATTTACGACGTAGCCGCGACCATGAGGCGTCACGTCATGAGTTACAGAGCGTTGAGGGTCGATATGGATAATTGGGACCGTTTTGACGCAGAAGAACGGAGCGAACAGGGAAAACGTAGCAGACGCAGCGCCGCCGCCGCACGGGATCATTCCGAGATGTTCGAAAAGCTGGCCACCCCGATGATGCGCATAGATCGGGACGAACGCATCTAAATCGGCTGACCACCCCATATCAGCCGTCGACGTTCATATCGCCCAAGACCGCTGATATCGGTGGTGAACCCAGATTCCGCCAATTCGGCCAGCCTCTCCAGCTTGCGGACTTTGCGCGCCACGGCCTCCTGCCATGCCTCATCAGGATCACGGTCGACGATCCCGGCCGCAGCTTTGCGCTGGGCAACGTCGGCAAGGAAATCGTCAAGGTCGATGCACTTCATCTATTTAATTATCAGATAGCCAATCCATCTGCGGTCTACCCTCATATCCCGGCAAGAAGACGAACCAAGCATAGTCCCAGACATTCAATTTGATTTTCTCCCCGCTATCGACCTCCCATTGCGGCCGCTTCGGCAGGTTGAGAACGTGCGCCAGCCCAGCCGTCCGAAGCCATTTCGCGCGGCGCTGAGTCGTCTGCCACCCGATGGATTGAAGTATGCAGATGGGGCCGCTGACATGCGTTTTCGCCCGCTCGACGAACTCCTGCGCGCGGGTAAAAGGCGGATTGGTGATGAGGAAGTCACCTCGCGGCGGATCGTCCATCGTGAGATAATCGGCCACGGTGACCTGCCCAATGTCGGCCAGCTTTGCGGCTTCCTCCTCGCGGATGTCGCCAGCCCAATGCGGCCCGATATTTCCTCGCGAAATGATTTCCCGCAGCATCCTGCCATCACCAGCCGAGGGGTCACAGCCTCGACCGAGGAACCATTCCGGCCGATAGTTGAGCAGGGGCAGATAGGCGTAGGCCGGGGTGCGAAACACTTCATACCGCTCAGCCCGTGCGCGTATCGTTTTGACCGCCTTAGCGCCCTTTTTAACGCGCTCCCGTGGCGGCTGCGGTGCCTCCCCCCCCATCCGCGCCAACGCCCTCGCCACCGTATGATGCGTGACTGGACCGCCGCGCGCGGCACGATGCCCGGCGGCGTTGAGCGCATGGACCATGTCGCGGATCGGCGCTCCGGGCATTCCAGAAATGACTTCTAGCAATGGGCGTGATCGATCGTGCGCATCTGCCGTGCGCCGCATTTGGCTTTCAACAATGCCGGGGCGGAAGGTCTTGGGACTAAATGAATTAGACATTGCAGGCGCACTAAACGAACGGAATTGGTTGGCAAGGTCGAGCAATTTTACCCCCATATCTCATCATCCCAATCAGGCGGCTCGACCAACCAGTAAATTTGGCAATGCCATAGCTCGTTGTTTGCACGGCAGAAATCTGCCGGTATCGGTGCGGGCAGATCGGGGGACAAATGGCGAAACTGACCAAAACTCAAAAGCACGTTTATGTGCAAAATGACGGCGAATATCGTGCCACCTATTCTGGCACACCCAAGGTATTTTGGTTCATTGCCGATCAACTTAATGTCCGGGCGTCGACTGAAGCGCGGCACAACCTTGATTATAAAAATGATCCTTGGGACCAATTTGCGCCGAATGGCGAAGCTTTCCATCCCCTTGGACAACGTGCGCCGTTGGCATTTCACGTTAATACCGCAATGCGCCGATCCATTTCCGCCACCTTGCAGCCGGATAAATACGTCAACTTCGCGAAAATTAGCGAAGCGGGCCTGACGCCCCACGAAGGCTCTATCCGCCTCCACATCAAAGGAACCGACGACGAAACGACTGAACAGCCTCACGGCAGTGTCTGGCTAGCCCCAGCAGCCGAGGGCTTGGGAGAGGAAGAGATATACGTTAGTCTCGTTCTGGAAGAAACGAACCTCGACGCCATCTGCCGAGAACTCGCTGCCAGACCCGCATCTATTCTCCGCGCTTGCGTCAAATTCGCGGCATATCAGGAAGACATGGACCGCAAATATGGCGGTGGAGGGGGCATATTCGGAGTGGAGGAGGATGCGAACATACCCATCATCGAAGCCACTCTTGAAGTAGTTGATGATTGGCGGAATCCGGCGGTTGCCACTGAATCCGACCTACCTGCGGTGGTGGGGCCTGAGCAGCCACGAAATGATCAGCCCAATTTCACTGAACTGGTTAAAAGGATGAACTTCGCAGTTGCCCTTCTTGCCATCCTGATTTTGGTCGCCATCCTGAAATAGGACCACATCGCAACCCGCTTCGAGAAAACCGCGCTTTCCTACCTCAGCTTCCTCAACCTCGCCGCAGCAAGGCTATGGTTGAAGCATTTTGTCAACGCGACCTAAGCACGCTCGGGTGTGAAAGCCCTGTATGAATGAAATGAATGGTTACGCAGACCGGCTTTCGCCTGCCTGCGGCTTCGCATCGCGATTGGCCATCTGCGCTACGCTTCGACGGCAAATCGCTTGGAAGCGATCTGCAATTTTTATGATGTCTTTTCACCGATTCAACATCGGGTGGGAAACGGACACAACTCTATTCCCCCCCATCATGGGACGGACACATCCAATCCAACGATTGGGTCACGATCTCTATGATGAGGGGGATAGAAGGTGTTTCGGGTTCGGGTTTCCGGTGTCACTGTTTGCTGCGGATTGGGTCTATTACGACTTCGCGGGTGGCCTTCCGAGACCCCGCATTTCCGCACCTATCCTTGACCCTACCGGGAACTCCGGGGGCCATAAGGCGGTTACGATCCTTGCGGATCGCGCGGCCCACATAAGCGCAAGTTGACACTACTCATGCGGGCTGGAGAGTTGTCAGCGTGAAGCGGACATGGCTCTCCTCTATACATGGGGCTTTGTTTGACTCCGCACCCCGCGACGGCAGTTGACGCACAACCGGCAACCGGGCTGTCATCCGATTGCTCTTCAGCATCCCGTCGATGCGGCCTCATCGCTATTCGTTGAGGGAGCGGGCCTGATCCGGGGCTGTGTGTAGGCGGGCCACCCAACAGGCCTTTCGGCACCCTGCGTTATAACCCCATCTGGCCTTCACCTTCTGGGTCGCATCTATTTAGCGAAGCCGCCCAAACCGGGTCCATATAAAAGCGAAAAAAGCCCGAAAAGATGAAGATGGAGCCCGCCCTGACCCACCCAGTATAAATACATTGGAGGCGTTCCCCGGCGCTTCCGATCAAGTTGGGTGGGTCGTCGCTCGCTTTCAGGCGGCGGCCCATTTTCTACCAATTTCGGCACTACCCGGCCCGTTTTGCGCCAGCATGATAAATACCGGATGAAAGCAATATGTGAATGGGTTGCCGTCCCAGACCTAATCGGCGTCGAAGTTAATTGTCATGGCCAAGTGCGTGGCTCAATCACCCAACCTTATGCCGGCTCCGACGGCTATATGCGCGCCTATCATGATGGCCGCCTGTATCTGGTCCACCGGCTGGTCTGCCTCGCTTTCCATGGCCCAGCGCCTGCCGGGAAATCGCTGGTCCTGCACTTTAACGACGTCAAGGATGACAACCGAGCAGAGAACCTGCGGTGGGGTAATGCGTCGGAGAATATGGCCGATGCAAAGCGGAACGGCATTGCGATTGGCGGGGCCGCCCACCGCTGACACCGCCCGGCCGCATTCAATCACTTCCAGCTAAATATCAATGATCAGACTTATGGGGCCACCGTCAGCTTCCAGACGGTGGCCTTCTTTATCGATTATCGCGTAGAGGCCGCCATTTCCCTGACCAGCTTCCAAAACCCCGCATCCTCACGGAACGCTGGGGCCATGACATCGATCTCGTCTTGGGAGACGTAGCAATCGCGCGCTAGCATGGGGGCATATTTCGATCGCCGCTGATCTCTCGCTACGACAATCATCTTACTCCGAGCCTCGTCGCGTAACGTTGATGATGAGGGAACTGGGAGCGCTTGAAGGCGATAGACCAGAGCCAATACCGGAACCAACTTCTCAACGGCCTCGCCTTCGAAGGATGTCCCGTCCGCGCCCCGCTGCTCAAAGTCTGCGGATAGCGCCCGCGCCGACATTTTCGTTCGGCATTCCATGACGAGGTCTTCAGAGTAGCGATCCGCAACACCATAGAGTTCAATATCAAGGGTAGCCGGGACAAAACGGCCACCCTGCGAAGACGAAATAAATCGCCCGTTCAGCCAGTCACACAGCGCCTGAGCGCGCTTTGCCTCTACCCCCAGTTCGCGACGGGCGGCAGCGATATGTGCTTCCATACCCTTGGCCCACTCAAGGGTTTTCAGTCGCTTCGCGCGGATCATTTTTTCGCTGCCCTTCAGTGCACCTACCGCTCGGTTCAAACCGTCCGGCCCGTGCTTCTCGATCCAACGTTTGGCGAGGGCCTGCTGTAGCTCTTGAAGGGTCTTCATAGCCCCCGCGATAACAGCGTTTGAAGCTTGTCCAAAACGAGAATGACGCTGGCCCCGTCGAATGGGAAAAGCTGTCCCGCGAGCAGCAAGCGGCTGTTCAAACTTTAACCGGAGGCAGCACCCAATATGAAACCCCACATCATCACCGCTCTTCTGATCGATCCCGAAACGCAGACCAGCAGCGAGGTCGAAATCGACATCAATGACGGTCAGGCTATCCGGTCAGCCATTGGTGGATCGTTTGAACGATATTCGCTCGAGGTCGGCACCAAATCCCCTATTGCGATGTATGTGCTGGCTAATGCCCGCATTACTGGCGGCCACACGCCTTTTAGGTTTGCGGAGGTTGCATGGCCGGAAGTGATTTTCGGCAAGACGTTGGTGGTCGGCAGGCACGGCCAGTATGACTGCACGCTGCCGGAGAAGTATCGCAATCTCCCACTGGAATTTGGCACGCGCCCCGCGCTTGCTCACCCCACGATCTTTGACCAGCCTCTGACCCGTGCCGATCGCCGCCGCGCCATGAAGGCGGCCCGTGGCAGGGACGATAATATGTCGGTTGATAACCTCATGCCTCTGATGCCCAACGCGGTTCTGCCGAGTGGTGAATTCAATGCGCAGGTTCAGTTCATCCTGAGCGATCACCGGTACAAGGCAGCAGCGCGCAAGGTTCTGGAAAAGCACGGTGCGCATGTTGTCCGCTATTTCGCCTGTCCTACTGGCATGGGCGGCACCAGCCTCGAACTGGAATTCAACGACAATGATGCGCTGCACGCCGCCTTGAACGGGTACGACCGCTATCTGGACCGTGTCGGCGCGCCGTAAGCGCTACCTCACTCTCACCGCGAATAAGGGCACCCGGAACCGGATGCCTATGCCGTCCGGGACCACACTGCGGTTCTGGAGACGGGAGAACTTTGAGTAAAGGAAATGAGAATGAATACCGAAACCACAGAAATCACCATCACGGACGATTTTGGTGCCGATCTGGCATTCACTGGTCTGGAACTGGGCGACTTCTATCATGAACAGAATGGCTACGGACGTTGGGTTACCGTCTACCAGACCGCTGCGGGTCAATACGCTGCGGCCCTGTATTCTGATCGTTACAACGAAGATATCCAGCGACGTGCTGTTTCGGCTCCCACCGCCACCGAACTGGCTGACGCCATCCTCGACATCGACCATCGCTATCTGACTGCAATCAAGCGGGCATTCAAAGATGCCGAACTGGTTTGGGCCAAGCGCGTCGACTGATGATCCGGGGAGGCCGTGGCCTCCCCCACCATTCCACAAAACACTTGAACGAACACCGGCCGGGAGTGGCGCGCCCCGGCATCGGCAGCTTTGCGTCCAATCGAAAAGGAAATTTCTATGAATATCGATCCACGCCTGACCTTCGATGACATCATTGACTATGCGCGGTGCGGCGCAATGACTTCACACATTGGCCATCACATGGTGGCTGGAACGCCCCACCCCGCCGCTGACGACCGCCTCAACCAGTTGCGTGATGCTATGGCCAATCTGGTCATCGAACAATCTCGCAACCAGAGTAACGCCGCCGAAGCCTTCGCCGACGTCGAACGTCTCCGCGAGAATTGCACGGCCGATCGTGCCGCCGCCGCTAAACTCAATATTTTGGCTGTCTGCTGATCCGATCAAACAGGGGGACCATCGTGAACAAGCATCAGCCCGACCATGCCAACCAGCCCGCCAACGACAATGTGATCGCATTTCCCGCGTCGCACCGTGTGCGCCCTGTCGAGGAACCGCGTTTCGAGGTTTCGGGCTTTTGGTGGACCGCGTCAGAATGGGCGGAATATGAGGCCCATGTCCGAGAGAGCTTCGGGATTTGAAGTGGACGATCCGATCATGCTGAAAGGGTTCGGTCTCCCAGCGAATAACCGGATCGCCCATCCAACCTTTACAACGACCTTCACCGGCCGTCGACACAAAAAGGCCCGGTCGGGCCGGGCCTAGGGGAGAAGCATCGTGATTTTCAGAGCAGCCCAATCCTACGTCTTTGCATTTCCTTAGCAACAGAAAAATGGCCCGACGCTATGGTCGCCGGGCCATTGAAGTCGCTGCTGCCAAATTCGGATCGTCGAAAAAAGCGATCTGTTGTGATGAGCATGATGACACTGAATTGAGAATTTTTCGTTAAGGCTTTGCCCCGTTGATATCCTCACGGCAAAAAATCGGCCCGGCAATGCCGGGCCGTAATCTTCGGAGGAAGATAAGTTTAAGGTTGCCGCACTGCGGTCGCTGAACGCGCAGCATGGACAATATGAAGAACGGTCAACATCTCATTTTGTTGCTTGCTTTGACGCTTTCACAATTTTGTCGAGATGATCGGCCCAGAGCATTAGCGCGCGCCGTTTCTCTGCATAATAATCGTTACGATCGTAGGTGCCTTCCACTCCGCGAATGATGTGGCTTAGCACCCGTTCAATGTGATCCTTGGCGATGAGACGATTGCCGCCTTCATCGCGTAAGCCGTTCATCATTGTCGACACAGTGCGCCGCAGGTCGTGAAACGACCAATGCGCCACTTCAATACCATCGGCCGACGCGAGCTTGGAAACCGCCGCCTTGATCGCGGCCTGCCGCTTGGAAAAGCCAGTCAAATGATTGTCACCGTCAGCGGCCGCGAACAGGTAGCGCGATGTCGTTGCCTTCAAGCGCCGCTCAACGATCTTCCACGCCTGCGGTGAGAGCGGGACGACGTGCGCGCGATTGTGCTTCATCCGATCTGCGCTGATCGTGATGTGACGCGCGTTGATATCCACCTCTGAGCGAAGCGCCCCGAATATCTCATTCTTCCGCTGTCCCGTCAGAAGCGCGAGCCGATATGCATCTGTCCAAATCTGGTCTTCCGCTTCCAACGCCGTCAGCAGGTAGCGGATTTCGTTTTCCGTGAGATATCGGTCCCGCGCCCGTAGCTGAGAGATAGGCAAGTCTTCTGCTGGATTAGTCCTGAGGCCCGTGGCGCGCTTCTCCAATTTTGCCCACCGGAAAAATGCTTTGATGTAGCGCGTGGTCGAATTTGCCGCCCCCATATAGCCATCATCGCGCAGCCCTTGGATGACATCGTAAAGCACCTCTTCGGTCACTTCATTCATCATCGTGTCACCTATCTCGTCAGCCCATTGCCTCTTCCACATTCCCTCCTTCTCGATGATCGTCCGGGGCTTGTTACGCGCTTTTCCGTGAACGTTGGTTCCTGCCTTCAGGCCGCCGATATAGCGATCCCAAGCTTGCTGACAGGTCATACCCGCGCGCTTTGCCTCAACCGCTGGAGTAGCATCCGTGGCCGCCACGCCAGCGCCATATTTGACGTGGACATCAACGCCTGCATCGTGATCAGCTTGGATCGCACCAGCCTTTGCCCGAGCGTCCGCCAGCCCCACGGCTGGAAACTTACCCAGCGTGAGCGTCCGAGGCACACCATTCACCCGCGCCTGCCACGTCCAAGTTTTGCTAAATTTGGTGACCACGAGAGCGAGCCGGTTACCCTTGGGATCGAGGTATCTCGCATTTTCCTGCTTGAGGCCAACCAGCCCCTGATGATTCCATTTTACGTCCAT